GTTTATGTTCCAAAAAACAAGGGTACTTCTGTTTTAGCTGCTATTAGTGAATCAGTTATTGATGGTTTAACTTCTGTAAATGCTTCTACTTACTCAGATACATTTAACTGTAAACCAAAAGTAAGAGATATTGTTGGGCCGGGTGGTGTGGACGATGAGGATGAATCACATTATCTGGGAGTCATCACTTGTCAGTTTTCTGCAATGGCCTAGTATAATATTAGTCTATAAATTTCAGTAATCATGGCAACAGCTATTGAACTCCTCAAAGATAATTTTGGGGTGAGTCAACTTTATAACCACACTGTTGTTAAAGATGGCAAAACTATTCTTACTGTTTATTGGCATCCATTAACAATTGCAGAAAGAGAAGCTATTCAGAAAAAAACCACCAAATCTGATGATGCGAATGAATTTGCTTTAGCTTTAATGATGCAAAAGGCTTTAGATGAAGATGGAAAAAGAATTTTTACTGATGGAGACAAGGCTGCATTAAGAAGGGAAGTTGAAGCTGCAATCCTTCAGGAAATACAGTTAGCAATGCTTGAATCTGGTGCAGCCAAGGAGGTGGATGAAGCTAAAGCAGACATGAAAAGCGAATAATGAACTGCGTTTTGTCTATTCTTTAGCAAAAGAGTTAGGGAAAACAGTATCAGAATTAAGCAAAACGCTAACAAGAGAAGAAATGATTCGTTGGGCTGCTTTTTTTGAGCTTCAAAATGAAGATATGGAAAGAGATAAGCAAGCAGCTCAAAGAGGTGCTGCTTCTCGGACGCAAACAAGGTAAGCTAGGAAGAGATTTTCTTTCTTCTTGAGTGGCTGATTATACCCGCTTAATTGAATTAAAGGTTAAAGACACTGATCTTGGTAGAGCTTTGGCAAGGCTTACTAAGAGTTTAGATCGAATTGAAAAAAAACTAGACAACATTGGGACTAAAAGTTTTAAAGGAATTACAAGTAGCGCAGATAGAACAGCTAAAAGTATTCAATCATTAGAGAAAAGAACAAATAGTCTTGCTTCGGCTTCAAAAAGAGCACGTTTAGATATTGTCACAACAACAGCAGGAATTTGGGCTGTAAATAAAGCAGCGACAGCGTTAGATGCTTCTTTAAGGAGTACAACTGTTGCAGGTTTGAAGCCTTTTGCTCTTGCAGCCAATCTTACAACAGGAAAATTATTAGCATTTAAAGCAAGTGTCTTAGGTGTTGTTGCTGCTCATCCAGTCTTAACATCTGCAATTTTAGCGGGTACTGCTGCTTATACATTATTTGGTAAAAATGTTTTTAGTGTAGGACAGAAATTAATAGGTCTTACTCAAGGAGTTAAAAAAGCAGGAGAGTCTGTTCGTAAATTTGTCGAGCAGGTTAAAGCTCCTGCGAAAACAGAATTAACTATTTTTGATCGGATTCAATCTGCAAAAGGCGGCGGACTAATTGGACTTAGAAAATTATTAGATGAAGTTACGTTGGCTCAATCAAGATTAATTTCAACCAATAGAGGGTATATATCTGCGTCAGAAAGAGTTAGAGCTGTAGAAAAATCTTTGAACGCTGAGTTAATGGCAAGGAAGAGAATAATGGATCAAATAATAATAGGAGAGCAAAGAAGAACACCAACTTCAAGTCTTACAGGAGCAGCAGGAGAAGCAGGAGGTTTAGAGGGTTTAAAACAGTTATTGTCAGAAGCACAAGGCATCCAAGATCGGATGCTAACTACAAATGAAAATTATAAAGTTGCGTCAGCAAGAGTAAGAAATATTCAAAAGGCTATTAATGCTGAGTTAAAAGAAAGAGATCGAATAATGGGTAAAGTGAATGAGAAGGAGCAGAAATCTGTAAGTTTAGCTGAAAGATTAAGGGGAATAGGAGGAAGAGTCGCACGAGAAGCAAGACCCGGAAGAGGAATGGAGCGCAGAGGACTGATGGTAGGGACAGGGGCAGGATTAGCAGGATTAGGAATGGGCTTAAACACTCAAGCAGGAGGGGCAATTAGTGCTTTAGGTGCAAAAACTATGGGATTTGCAGGAGGTTTAGCAAGTGGAGGAGCAGGATTAGGGCTGCCGGGAATGGGTGTAGCGGCTAAAGGAATAGCTGATACAAAGATAGCTTTAACTGGTTTAACAGCAGCAGCTAAGACGGCTGCTGGTTTTGCGCTACTCGATCCACGGGGTGTTGCATTATTAGCAACTGCTTGGATGGTTTTTGGTACTAAAGGAATAAGAGGTGCTATAGAGAAATTAATTGGTGCAGAAAGAGCAGCACAGAAGACAACTGCTGCTTTATTTGGATTTGGAAAGGCTAATCCGGTCTTTAGTCGTTTGAATATGGAGTTAAAAATCTCCAAGGATGCGATGAAGACACTTGGAGTTAACGCAGAAGAAACAGCAAGAAAGTTAGCAAATGTAGGAAAGAATAAAGGAACTCTTCTTCAAAATATAAAAGCTAGTAGAACAGGTAGAGCTACAAGTGGTTTTGCTCAATGGGAAGCAAGTCTAACTGGAACTGGAACTGCTTCTGCAAGGGATTTAATGGTTAAATCTCTTGAAAGAAAAAATAGACGTTTAGTTCAACAAGGGAAAGAGCGATTGAAAGGAGAAAGATTAATAAGTAAAGAAATGAAGGAGCAAGAAAGAACTGCCTCTAAAATTCAAAAGAATGTTGAAAGACAAAAAAGAACGGCCCAACAAAGGTTAAAAAATATTAGAAGAATAAGAGGTCAAAAGAATGAAAGTTTAATGCTTGGAGCTGGTTTCCCCATGTTGTTTGGTGGGGGGCTTGGGTCTGTTGCTGGTGGTGTAGGTGGATCAATTATAGGAAACATGATGGGGATGGGCGGTTTTGGAACCCAGATTATTGGTAGTGCTATTGGAGCGCAATTAGAAGCAGTACATAACCGAGTAGTTGAGATTGGCAAGGCAACTCAAACCTTAAATCTGGATGCTTTAGAACAATCAGGTATTCGTGTTAATGCTCAATTAGAACTTCAAATACGAAATTTAAAGAGAATTGGAGATTATAAAGGCGCTCAAGAAGCTATTGATGAACAAGTTTTCTGGACAACTGGTGGTTCAGGAGAAATGAGCAGAGATATTGCTCTTGGTGTAGGAGCCTTAAAAGAATCATGGGATGGCTTCTTGGCTGCTGCTGGTACATCTCTTGGAATTGTTTTCACTCCAATTGTTTATGCTTTGACAGCTATTTTGAAATTAGTTCAAGGTATTTTCTTTACTTTCAATTTAATAGTAGGCTTTATTCTAGGAGCGCTTAAAGACGGTGTTCAATGGCTTTTAAAGATGCTACCCGGCGGGGAAGACTTGATAAACAGTATTGAAGAAAGTATGCAAGGACTTAGTGGGACTTTAGATGATATTAAAGTTAAATATGGAGAAATAATGCAAGATTTAGAGAAGGAAAAAGAAGCTATTCTTCTTAAGATTAGGTATGGAGAAAAAGAAGCCGCAATTCGACAAAGAATTGCAGAACTTCAGCATTTAGCTACGACTCCTGAACAGAAAGAAGCTCTTGAAAATTCAATAAGACAAATTGCATTGTTAAACGATCAATTGGCAGCGCAAAAAAGAGTTGACCAAATGTATAAACGAATAGGAGATACAATTAAGGATGGAATGGTTAATGCTATAGAAGGTGCAATAGAGGGAACTAAAACATTAGGAGAAGTTGCTAGCAATATTTTCCGTAGTATTGCAAGAATGCTTCTTCAATATGGAATAACAACAGGTTTAGGAGGCTTATCTAATAGTGAGAGCTGGCAAAAGTTTTTTGGAACAAGGGCTGGAGGTGGTCCAGTAACAGGGGGAAGACCTTATGTTGTAGGAGAAAAAGGACCAGAGTTATTCGTTCCAAAGAACAGCGGTGGTATCGTTCCAAATCATCAATTAGGAGGAGCTAATATTGTGGTAAATGTAGATGCGTCTGGTTCGGAAGTTCAGGGAGATGCAGGAGAAGCCGAACAATTAGGTAGGTTAATAGGTGCAGCAGTTCAGGCTGAGTTAATCAAACAAAAACGCAACGGAGGAATCCTCGCTCGCTAATGGCTACTTTCCCTTCTGTTACTCCTACATATGGAGCACAAAAACAAACTTCACCTCGTATGCAAGTTGCTCAATACGGGGATGGATATATGCACCGACTGAAATGGGGCATGAATGTAAATCCAA